TGCTAAGAAACCTATAATATACTTGTCTGCTACACCGCACGCGCAAGGTCCACAGATGTTGTTTCATCAGTTCAAGTTAAGTTCTTATTCTCCATGGCGTAAGTACACCACTTTCTACAAATGGTTCGCTGTATATGGCAAAGCATTTAGTTTAGAGATTAACGGTATTAACATACCACAGTACACTAGGTGTCATGAAGATAAGATCATAGATGAAGTCAAGCATTTATTCATATCTAAGACTCGCGCAGAGCTCGGATTTGATCACGAACCTAGTGACCAATTATATTATATAGACTTAGATAGAAACACACGGTGGGTCTATAACGAGCTCGTGGAGCATAATATGGTTGAATTAAGAGCTGGTACATTAGTTTGCGATACAACAATGAAATTAAGAGTCTCACTACACATGTTAGAAGGAGGTGTTGCAAAGATTGAAGATGAGTACATAGTACTCGATAACCGGGAGAAGATTGACTTCATACTCAGCAAGTTTGGAGATGTTGAAAATCTTGTCATAATGTATAACTATATTGCCGAAGGAGTGAAGCTACGTGCGATATTTAATAAAGCAACTATTTTGCAGGGAACATCTTATGCTGAAGGCGTTGATCTTAGCGAATATGATAACCTTGTTATTTACTCTCAGGACTTTAGTACAGCTAGGCACACTCAACGCAGAGCTAGACAAGCTAACAGGAAAAGAGATAGACCTATTGTCGTCAACTTCCTGCTCGTCACTAAAGCCATTAGCCATCAAGTTTATAAAACAGTGTCCATTAACAAACGAAACTTTGTCGATGCCGTCTTCCAAAGGAGCAGTCTATGAAACCGATGCTAGCATGTAGTAAAATCCCAAAGCTATCTACTTTGAGATACCCTAAAATCGCCTCACCAAAACTTGACGGTATACGATGCTTGATTGTAGACGGTGTATGTATGTCCAGGCACATGAAGCCACTACCTAATCTACATATACAACGTATGCTAGGTAGTGAGCTAAATGGTTGTGACGGAGAGTTAATGTTGCGTGTAGGTGATTTTAACAGTGTACAGTCTGGCATTATGAGTATTCATGGTGAGCCAAACTTTGAGTACCGCGTATTTGATTACTGGGATCACAAAGGTGGTTTCTTGGATAGATTCGATAAAGCTATGGAAGTTGTAGAAGCTGCAAAGAACCCTGATGTATCAACTGTAGGCCAGTACACTTGTGCTAGTCCTGAAGAAGTTACACATTACTGGGATCACTGGGTTGACGAAGGGTATGAAGGTGCTATACTACGGGATCCTAGAAGTGAGTACAAGCATGGTCGTAGTACTCTCAAGCAAGAGTGGATGCTAAAGCTTAAGACCTTCAACGATGATGAAGGACAGGTTGTAGGATTCGAAGAGTTGATGCATAACGGTAACCCTGCAGAGATTGGCGAACTTGGTCAGACTACCAGAAGCCATTCACAAGATGGTAAGTACGGCGGTGACACTCTAGGCGCACTAGTAGTAGCCTGGAAAGGCCACATAATAAAGATAGGTACTGGTATAGGCATGGACCAAGCATTACGTAAGAAGATTTGGATGAACAGGGGTGACTACTTAAACAGGAAAGTCACTTTTAAGTACCAGGAGCTAAGTAAGTACGGTGTTCCAAGGTTCCCAACCTGGAAAGGATTCAGGGATGAGTGAACAAAAGGTACAAAAGAAGATACTAGACTGGTTAGACAAAGAAGGCTTTTACACTGTGAAAGTCATCTCTGCTAACAAAGCAGGTATACCAGACATTGTGGGGTGTACGCCGAAAGGTAGGTTCTTTGCAATTGAGGTAAAGTACGGCAGCAATAAAACCAGTAAGCTACAAGACTGGAATCTAAAACGTATACGTGAAGCCGGTGGTATAGCCTGCGTTGCGTATGATCTTGAACTAGTAAAAGAGGTATTTAAAAATGAACTTAATCCAGCAACTACTACTGTTAGACGAGGGAATGCGGACGCACCCTTATAAGTGTACAGCGGGTAAATTAACTATCGGCATTGGTCGTAACATAGAAGACAATGGCATAAGTCTAGAAGAAGCCTTGTACATGTTAGATAATGACATAGCTAATACTATTGCGGATCTAGAACACGTCCTGGGGTCTCATATAAAGCCCGTAGACGTCGAAAATCCTAGGCATATAGCTTTAATCTCGATGATGTTTAATCTTGGCCGTGGTCGATTCTGTGGCTTTGTGAATATGATAAAAGCAATTAAAAATGAAGATTGGGAAGAGGCGGCGAATCAAGCAGTAAGTAGTCAGTGGTATCGTCAAGTTGGAACCCGTGCAGAGCGAATTGAACATATGCTCCGCACAGGTACCATGCCGACTATTCTACTGGAGTAACAATAGCCGCAGGTTCTACCGTATTAGCTACCATAGTGATAGCATCGAATAGAGCCTGCGCAGTTTCAGCATCAATCTTACCGGTTGCTACACCGATAGCGACTACTGCAGAAAGACCTCCAGCAACACCTGTTACAGCTACGCGTTTCTTACTGACAACACGCTCAGGTTTTTGGTCGGGTCCTAACCGACCAGTTTTCTTCTTAAATAAAGGAGTCACTAGATCCTTTACAATTACTAGGCCTTTGAGTAATAACAGTGGGTTAGGCATAGATCACCTCCTTAAGGTAACGTTGTTGTGTTGCGTGAAACTTCATACCATAGACCGTCACGACGTTCTATAACTAAAGCACTACCCTTACCAGGATTCCAGTTAACGCCACCTTCTAATCTAAAGTTGCCATTACCTTGTGTAAACCCATGTATTACAGTAGAGTTCGCGTCACTGAACACAATGTGAATACGGTGACCATCAGCCCAGAAGTACGTTGTTAAACCAAACCCATAACCATCCTGAAGATCTAAGATGTTAGTTGGAGCAGAGTTTTCAATAGTTAGAGTATGACAACCTACAGGTACAGTAGGTATGGTTCCATCATCTACTAATGTTACTGCAGCGCCAAAGCTATCCATCCAAACAATGTTTTGGTTAGCTGCTATGTTATACAGACCATCGTATACTACGCGGTCTACCATGACGTTAGTTCCAACATTACCTAGTACAAACGGTGAGCCTGAGCCAGATACTAAAGGAGTGAACCTAGGTAGACTAAGTCTAACTGCACCTAACTGGTTAAGGATTGGGTTAATATAGAAGCCACGATCAGAGCGTCCACAATGTGGGTTGATGAAGTTATAACCTCTACCGCCATCGATGATAACATCGCCAACAGTTACATCAGCTGAACGCTGACAGTTATCTGCTTGCTGTGAAATAGATGTTAAACCTACAGGTACTTTACCAGCAGCAAAACCGTGTCTGAAACCAGAGTTCCAACAGGTTAACGCGGTACAATTGGTGTGTACTGTGTTAAAGCAATCACCGAAGTCATAACCAGTTCCGCAGTTAAACGCTTGGCAAGCAGTTAGCGTCATAGCTTGAGTAATACCGGCGCCAGCTTCAGTAACTTTACCTATCTGAATACCGTAAGGCATATAACTTACCTTGATGTTGTGCGCAGTAACATGCTGAGCTACACCTTGGCCAGCTTCACCAAAAGCAACAAACCCACGACCTGTACCAACGGCACCATCAGTATAAATACCAGTGATGTTCATCTGATCAAAGTCTATATCCCAACAACTAGAAGCTACTACACCATCGCAGTTTAAGTTGTTAACAACGATGTTAACATGGTCGAACTGAGAGTGGTCGCCAGATACATTCTGCAAGTACACAACCTCGTTTGTATTACCTACGGAACCTTCTAATCTTATGTCAGCTATATGTAAGTCTTTTACTTCGTTACCTAATACACCAACAGCAGTTAAAAATGATCCAGTGCTACCAGGATCCTGTCTAAGTATAGACAAGTCTGCGCCCTCACCACGAAGGCGAGCCGGATCTACCTGCGCGTTAAGGTCAATCACATTTAATAAGTAAACACCAGCACCGAACACTATATTTACGCGCGTACCGATGAACTCACTAAGTGCTGCAGTGTTTTGAGCTGCTGTGTTGCCTGCGGCAATGCCCGAGACTTCAGCACGCATCTCTTCTTCTAGGAAGATATATGCATCGTTACCGTTAGATGTAGCATGGTTAAAGTAACCATTAGCACCACCTGCTGGACCTATAAAGTACTGAGCACGACCATTATCACCTAGACTAGCATAACCTAGTGTGCGACATATTGTACCTTGAGCAAGATCTGCTGCAACCATGTCTGCTACTGTATTAAACAATATAGTACCTGTTTGTGTAATCCATGTACCTGGACCAGTTGTAGACGGAATACCACCGCTACCTGGATCTGCATCATACACAAAGTCTGTGTAACGTTGACCATCGAATACGCGGGCATACGTATACTTGGTAACATCTATGTCAGCCATGTCAGCTGTATTGTTAAAAGCAATTGGCACATTTATCTTGTGTAAGACTACTGTGTTACCGGCTCTATCCTGTTGGACTTGTCCGATACCAACAGCTAGATCTTCAATAGTCGCCGGCAGCTTCTTAATGTTCTGGGTCATTATAATATCCTCGCTTTTTCTGTACCAAGTTGAATTGCTTTATAACCCATATCTTTCAATAAGTCATCAAGCATCTTATCGCCTCTGTTAAGGCCATATTCTATACGCAGTTTCTCAGCTTCTTCCAACGTAGCGATACGGTGAACAGGAATTGAGATAGCGTTACCAGGAGCAGTATCACCAGCTTTAACCATCGTGCCGATAGTACTAGTACCTGATATTTTTAATTTAACACGTGGACCAGTTGGGTCCATACCATCAGCTCTACGTCTTGCTACCGCTTGAGCTAACTGTAAGATCTGTGGTGCCACGTCTGTAATGTCTTTAGCTTCTTCTATTAGCTCGTTAATTGCTTTAGCATTTGTTGGTTCTTTAAGTAATGATGCAGTCTTACGCACAAGAGCAATTTGCTTAGTCTTATCTAAGTATGGCACTCTAGACATAACAGCATTAAACATTGTTGATGCTGCCGCGAATTGCATACGTACAACGGGATCTGTTGTTAAGTAAGACTGGAATGCAGGCATATTTAACTGGCCACTTTGTCTACCCAGCATAACGTCATTCTTAAATACGTCAGCAAGTTCCAAGATTGCTTCTTTATACTTACGTGCTTCTGGAGTTGTGAATCTATAACGTTCTAGCTGTTGTGCTAGCATAGGGAATTGAGTAGCTCTCATTTCACCTGGCATACCAGCAGTATATTTCTCAGCCAGCTTGTCTATAACTAAACCTTCAGCACGTCGTTGAGTTTCTACAGGTAGCTTACTCATAACTCTATGCATCGTATCATCAAGACCAGGACCATACTTGGTGAATGCACTTGCTATCTGGTCATCAGTAACACCAGGCTTAGTCAATACAGTATATAACGCGTTATCTTTAACTGCATGTAGCTCAGCTTGCTGAAGCTTAACATCTTTATAGTTCTTCAACCATACTTCAGGTTCATCAAGAGTAGCTCTAGCCCCATCATCAATAGCATCATCTACATGCTTAAGCATTTGATTAAATTGCCCTGTAGCTGTAAAGCCTTTACTGTTACGCATTTGCACCATTAGCTCACGTACTTCTAACAGATCACCAAGGTGTCTACCAGTAGTATTCTTGTACAAGTTCTCCATAGCTCTACGGTATGTAGTCTGCAAGTCTTTATTCTTAATAGTCCTGTAGAAGTCATTCTTTAGTGGCGCTATTAACATTGCATTCATGTCAAAGCCCCATGTATTAGCACGTGGACTGTCATAGGCTATGTCTTTAACGTCATTAGCTAACTGTGTAACAGACTGCTCGTAGTTAGCCAGATCTTCTTCTATGTACTTACCTGCGTTCTCACCGGCAATATCCTTAGCGCCTTCTAACACTTGATTAGCCCTGGTGCCAATACCACGTGAGATAGACTGACCTGTTTGGAATGACAAGTCACTAGCAGCAGCTGCGATTTGTTCACCACCTGGTTGAGTCATAACAGTTGCAGCAATACGTTTATCGTCCTGGGTGATACCTGGAACTTTAACTCCTACGCTTTCTACTTGCCTAACAATATCGTCTAGTTCTTGCTCACTAATGAAGAATGTTCGCGACAGTAATTCACGAGCACCTGCTGAGTTACCGTTAATAATATAGTCTGCTGTTTTCTTAATAATTCTCATGTTCTGACGTGTTACCCACTTACCACCGTCCCAAACTGGTTTAACTATAGGTTTAAGTGCTTTGAATAATGCCCAAGCAGCAGGACCACCTACAGCTTCACCAATGACACCAGCTTCAGCACCAAGCTTCATCTGCTGTGCCATAGCAGCACCTTCTATCTCTTGTTGCAGTTTGTTAGCTGCATGTAAGTAATCCAGACCGGCACCAGTACTACCGCCACCAGAACCACCTATAACCAAACCACCAGCAACTGTTAACAACTTGCCGAATTTTAATACTGGATGTGCTTGTGCGCCTGGTGGTATCACACTATCATAAGCCTTACCAGCAATAGCACCACCAGCAAGAGCACCAGACATATTTAACATTGCTTCCCATTTGCGGGTAGTGACTGCAGTAGTCATGTCCTTAAGTAAGCCATCAGTTAGTGGTACCCACTCACCTGCATCATTCTCGATTTCATAAGAGTGACCGAACAATCCAGCTAATTCATCTGCTTTAGAATTACCCTGCTCATCTTGTGGTATTCTTATGTTTATACCGTAATCTTGTTGCATCCTGGTTATGATACGAGCGGCTGATGCGTTAGCAGCATTCCAAGAACGCTCAATAGACTTTTCTTGTCCAGCTAAACCCATAACTCTTCCCGATATAGAAGCTTCAATTGGTATAGCGACTTTTAGAGCTTCTAATGTTTCAACAACAGTTAGTTGCTCACTATCATCTGTAAGCATCATCATGGCTTGTTCATTAGGCGGCAGGTACTGCACGATCATTTGCTTATCAATTTCTTTTTTCATACGAACAGCTTCTTCATCTTCAGGTGCTGTTGGTATATCATTATTGGTAGCTAACGTAGTCGGTACATTCGCTTCAGTTGCAACACTCTCTTTAGTTATTTCTACGTCACCACCAAATGCATCGTCAATAAAACCTGCGATCTGCATGTCTGTAGCGCCAGCGTCAATAGACTTATCGATCTTAGTGAATGTATCTTTCATCTCAGCGATCTCGGCAGCAATCTCATCTTTGCTTATACCTAGCTTTAGATTCTCTCGTTCATATACAGACCAAAGGCTTTCTTGTGTTTTCTTAAACTCTTCAGACTCTCCACGTCGTTTAAACTCTTTATACATAGGTATAATAATAGAGCTAGGTGATCTAATCTCTTTATTAGCGGCTGGTGCTTCTTCAGCAACAGTTGGGTCTGATACAGTAGAAGCAGCAGCAGCTGTTACAGCAGCAGCTCCAGCACCGTATTTAGTGCCAACAAACTGTGGGTTTGTTTCACCTGTTGTAACAGGGTTTAATTTATCAACTATATCAGCCATTGATTTCCATCCTCTTCCTAGTGTGCTTGCAAAATTATGAAACTGGCTTACTTCCGCAAATCCAAAGCCAGTTATCTGTTTTTCTATCTCAGCTACCTGCTGAGCCCATCTCATTTCTTCTAGAGTATCACCGTCAGTCTCGGCCATAAACCGTTCATCTTCTGCATCAGCAAGCTCAGAGCGTAATCTTGATATCTCATCTTCATCTAAGCCTGTTTGGTCTCTTACTGCTTCATTTATGACTCTATCAGCATCTCCTGAATCTTCGTACCTAGCAACCAAGTCTTCATCTGACTTCCACAGGTAGTCAGCAGGTTCACCAGCATCTTCGAATTCAGTAGCTTCTTTCTTGAAAGCTTCTAGTGAACTCTGTGTGTGCTTTTTAGTTGTATAATTAGGTTTAACTATAGCATATAGTATTCCGCCTTGCTCGCGGTTAACTAAGTCTAGCATAGATTCGTCAGATGCGTCTACTCTTTTATATGCATCTGCAACATGCCGTATATCTTCTAATTCGAATTTATTAGCTATAAACGTAAGCTTATCTTCCACTTTATCTAAAACACTTAAGTAGGTGCCACCATACTTAGAAGACAAGGCTCGCAGCTCTTGGTTATCTATAGCATCAGGTTCGTTAGATAGTTTACGTATAAGCTTATAGTCTGCAACCAACTCTGGATTAGCTTTGATTGTTTCCTTTAGCTCTTGCGCATGGCTTAAAGGTAATACGTTTTTATAACCGTGTTCCCTTCGCATCTCAAATCCCATGCCGTTATCTTTTGCTATTTGCTTTACTTGTTCAGCTACTGTGTCTATGTAGAAGTCCTGCACACCTGGTCCACGTTTAAGGCCTTTCATATCACCACGGCCACCAGAGATAACTACTGCAATATCACCTTCTTGCTTCTCAATGGATTCGGCAATCTCACCTTCTAGCATGTTGCGCACCCATCTATTATCTTTATGCGGAGTGTTAGGTACACCAGCAGGCATTTCGATCATATCTAGATATTCGTCAGCTACTGCAGCAGCACGTTCTCGAGTTACAACGCCATCCAGTATAATCTCGAGTTCATCTACATCAGGGCCCCTATTACTAGTAAGATTACTAAGCGCGATCATTACAGGGTCGCCCTCGTTCATCATTATCTCATCGCCTAGGCGTCTTGTCTGCTCGTCATTAGACTCATAGAACTTAGCAGCACGTGCTACAACCTCATTGTAATCAACTATAAGATCAGTTGCTTTTTGACGTTGCTCTGGTGTAAAAGTTGGTGGCTCACCATTGTGGTACCCTCCACGCCTGCCTTGTTGATGCACGTCAGCTTGTGCTTCTTCAATAATCCTGGCTGGTCTACCGTTGATTCTACCTAACACACTTCTAGCATGCATCTCTGCATCAGGTATATCCAGAGTGTGAGTGCGTGTCTGACGTTTGGTAGCCTTTCGCACATTCTTAGCTAACTCATCAACGAGCTCTAGCATAGAAGGTAGCACAGCACCAGGATTAGCTTTGTTCTCAGCAACTGCTTTGGTCATTTTGTCAGTTACAACTTTCGCATCAAACTCTATACCGTCTGCTGCTAACTGTTCCATTGCCATACTTGGAGCATTATCACCACCATCCATGATAGCTGCAGCTAACCTATTCTCCAACCCTTCAACAGCCATAACGTGATTAGTATTATTGAACTGTTCAATGTGCTTTGCACCTTTACGATGGCCTTGCTTATATAGCAAGTTCTCCAGAGTCTTAAGATCTTCAGCAGAACCTGAAGCTCTGTACTTGTCTTCAGCTTGTCGTATTTCAACTAAAGATTTTGCAGTTATAGGTTTATCTTTAGAGCCACTAAATGTGTATACGTTTACACGGTAACCACTGCCGGTCGGATGAGCTGTTATATCTCTATTCCATTTTGACTTCTCAGGTATCTTCGAATAAGCAACCTTACCAATTTTATCTGGTCTTGTTTGCTCTAGCTCTAATAAGTCTTTCTTAGTAACCTTATCAGTTGGTTTCATCTCAGCTAAACGTTTAGGTATCTCAGAGAACTCTAGCTCTTCTTTCTTAACATCTTGCAAGCGCTCAATTTCTTTAACGGCAGTTTGCGCTTTGCGAGACCAGGTTTCTGGCAACTCTGTTATTCCTTCCTTAAGCGTAGACTTAATAATAGGCTTACCGGCTTTCTTTACAAATTCAGTACTCATTATGATTCCTCTGGAGTTAGTTGACCAAACATAAACTCTTCTACTTGCTCTGGCGTCAATCCGGCGTCTGTGGACTCCTGTACACGTCGTGCGTCGTCATTAAATTCTTTGACCATTTGTTGCACTTGGTCTTCTGAATATCTCTGTCTCGCGTCCTCACGGAACCCAGATAACGCTTGTGTCTGTTCACTACGAGACAGTTGATTCCAAGCTAACGCAGCTGAAACAACACCAACAGTACCAGAGCTGTAAAAATAACCTTGAGCCTTATCTGCAGTCTTGCCTGCTGCTGCCGGAACAGGCATTAGCTTTAAGTTAGGCACTATAACGTTTTCTATAATGAAGTCTTCTTTTGATACACGTTCAAACTGCATAGCTTCTGTTGTAGTCTTTATTGGACGTCGCATGCTAGGCCATACTTTCTTCAACGCTTGGCTAAGATCACCATCGTAATTCTCTACAAAGTCTTTCATTACATCATAAGCCGTAGAAGCTTCTCTAGCGGCTCCAACTAACTTAGAAGCACGCATACCTTCATCAACACCATACTTATCTGCAAAATCTTCCACATCTAGATCTAGCAAATCCTTTGCCAGTGTATCAGTTTTCCAGTCATAAGTCTTATCTAACCGTTTTTTAATAGCGTCTGGTCGCTTGTATATCAATAAAGACTGTTCTACTTCTGTGAGAGCTGGCGCACGCTCAAAGTTTGGTGTTATCTTAGCGTAGTTAATACCTCCTTGCTCTCGCATAGCAACCCTGAGGACAGCTTCATTACCACCTTCATGCGCGGCTTCAACAGCATCTAGAGCATGCTTGTGATTTTCAAAAGCGAATGTTTTAGTTTCGGCTAACTGTTTTTCTATCTCTTTAGCTATTACTTCAGGATTCATGCGTCTGTAAGTGTCATTCAACTTATATAGATCTGATATTTTACCAGCTTCTTCTTTAAGCTTCTTTTTCTTAGCTTCGAACGGTTCTCTCTCTAACTGTTTAGCTATTTGATTAAGCCTATTCAAGTTCTTCCTAGTGTCACTTGGGAACTTATCTCTTAGCTCTACACCTATACTACGTTCATCTATAGACTTACGACCTGGTGTAAATCCACCCTCACGAACCATCTCAAACTTCATGCCACGTTCGTCAGCTATCTTTTGCATTGTGGCCATCACTTGCGTGTCATAAGTATCTTGTACACCACGACCTCTATTCAACTTAGACAAGTAATGTGGGCTACCGTTTATAACAGCCATTAAAGGCTCACCATCAGCTAAAGCTTTGTTAAGTTCAATAGTAATACCTTGACGGCGCCATTTGTCTGCCCAAGGTGATAGAGGCGGCAAACTTTCTACATTATACTTATCTGTAGCTGCATCTTCCCAAAAGTCTTGCTTTCCCTTTAAGTGATCTTTCATGTACTTCACATAGTCATCTGCTGTGGCGTTTGGCATACCGCCTATTATGTCCTTCACCTCTTCTAGATCGTGATCAGCTATCCATTCATCTTGCTGCTTTTTAGTCATAGATGTGAATTTTGATTCAAGCTCTTTAATAGCTTTACCAACTGCGTTAGCTCTTTCTTTATGAGTCACTCTCCCTGTTTCTCTATAACCAGCTTGACCAGCTTGGTGCAAGTCTGATTGTAGTTCCATAAGCACTCTAGCTTTAGTACCTTGCAATGTCTCTCTAACAATACGAGTACTCATCAAATAATCAGGTGTACCGTAGTGCTCACTAGTATACCTAGATACTGGTTGGTTTTCCCTGTTGGTTAAAAAGTTCACCAGAGTTGCGTCTGCATCGCCACCAGCATCTAGCTCTTTCTGTAACGCAGAATGTAGACTAGCAGACTCATCTTCAGTAAGCCCTAAACCGTTCTTATCCAGTATCTCATTTACTCTGCGTATGTATACATCAGAATGTCCAGAACCGTAAACGTCTTGCATCATAGAATCATACTGAGGCATTGTATTAGCCTCACCTGATTGTAATGTTTTATCTTTAAACGTGTAAACTGTGTCCTGGTACCCTGGTAACCTTGAGTCGATACTAACAGCTTTATACCTGTCGCCTACTATCGACTCACCGAACTGGTCAGCTCTGTTTACTTCTGCTTCAACAAGATCGTCCTTTTTTACTTTCTCTACACCTTTCTTACCGGTATCGATATTAGACCACTTTAGTTCTTCTTTACCAACATCTTGCATTCTCTCTACTTCTTTAACAGCAGACTGCGCCTTAGCAGACCAGCTATCTGAAAGCAGATGTATGCCACGTTTCATCGCAGACTTCAATCCCCATTTTGCTACTGCCTTTTCTACAGGTGCACTCATCGACGTTGTCCTCCAGTTTTGTCAGACACCATAGAACTTAGAGCTGTCATTAAAGCCATTCTACGTGGATCACCATTTTGTTGACCACCATTTTGTTGACCTACTAAATTACCTAGTATGCTGTGAATACCGCGAGTAGTCTGCGAGTTATACAGAGACATATCATCCAATGAAGTATTATTAGCAGACGTAGCATAAGAACCGGCATTGCCAGTTTCAAAGTCTGGTGTGGCATTAGAGTTTTCAAAGTCTCTATCCCACCAACCTTGCCCTGTAGGTGCTTCAGGTAACGCTTCAGGTGGTTGTAACTCAGCTGTGTAATCATACCAACGACCGCTTAGTGGTTTACCTACTGGCTTGCCACCGTTATTCCACAGTTGCGCAGCACGCGCATCAGTTGGTGCTAATCCTACTTTAGCAAAATCATTATCAACAATACCGTGTTCTTGTACTGTTGTGGTAGGGGCCCTCATAGGTGCTCTACCTTGTTGGTTATTTATCCTGTTTCTCAAAGCACGAAGCAGCCCGTGGTTAGGGCCGCTACCTAAAGCATCTCTAATCATACTCATAACCTTACTCCTCCATATCTCTTGATAAGAAGTCCATACCGGCGTACGGTACGTTCTTCTCTTCTTCAGTTCTGCTTCTAGCTACAGCTAATGCGTCTTCCATAGTCTTATATGAAGGTAGTTCAGCACCTTGCTTAACTCTCTCTATAGCACGTTGTATAGCCAGCTGTCTTTGTTTCTTTGTCAACTTCTTACCTTTTAAAAACTCTTCGTAGCCTTCTTGACCTTCAACTAAAGTTGGCAAGTTAACCCAACCACCTAACTCTGGTACATTCTCAGTCATGGAATATTCTGTAGATACTGAACCATCAGGATTTTTTATAACTCCTAGTTCACCATACCTAGCATCTTTTTTAACAGCTGGGTGTATCTGATTGACTGCTTTGCTTAAGTCCGCGTTCATGAACTTCATAACTAAGCCTCATTAGTGTTAGTTGGTAATTTTGCGTCCCTACTCATTGCACCAGCTGCAGCATTACCACGTTGTGATATAGCAACATCTGCTGCTACATCAGGAGCTTGTGATAGCATTTGCGCAGTCTGATCAAGCACAGCAACAATGTCTGGACTGTACTTAGTTTTCATAGAACGCATTGTCAATGAGCCAAGAGTGAAGAATCCTGCTGGATTGACTTTAGTTAGCATACTTCCTATGTTACCAGACATTACTGTCTCTAACAACATCTGAGCTTTCTCATCTTCGTCATTATAAGAGTTAGACTCCATCTTAATAGTAAACTCTGTGAATTGCACATCAGTCTCTTCAGTAGGAATTGGAGCTAATATAATGTTACCTTCAGCGTCTTCCATTACCTTACCATTAGCTGGATCAGTGACGGGCATCAAGATTGGTTCCATTTGAGGCTCACCAGTTTCTTCATTGATTACTGGTTGACCACCTGGACCGATTACCGGTTGCATCATTGGAGCATTTAATTCTACCCACCTGGTTCCTGTGAGCTCGTCTGTGATCGCAAGAATTTGGTTAGCATAATAATACTGCTTAATCAAATACGCAATGTCGTAGCCTAGAGACTTGTAGAAAGTCTCAATACGAGCCGTTATATATCTCAGAGACATAACAGTCTGATTTTGCTGCAACTTAACTTTACGACCTGAATCAGAAGCAAATGCCATACCAAGAAAGCTGTCATTGATACCTAACACACGTTGGATGCGATTCAATGCATTATCAATAATAGTGTATTGGTCAAGTATATCGCGACTAAGTTTCTCGATCTTAATGCCACCAATATCTTTAACTTGCACAACAGCATTAACACGGTTGAATGCATTAGTAAAGTTCTCAATATTTTCAACAGCTCCTTCTTGTACGAAAGCTTTCTCAGAGTTAAGCATTAACTGTATCTTTATCACTGCCTGGTTAAGAGCTCGCTGACCTTCAATTGCTTCACGGAAGATGCCGTAATACTCGGTCTTATTCGAACTGTGCAGCCTTTGGACTCGGTAAGGCCAGCGAGCTTCTTTATACGTGATCTCTTCTCTTAGCAACTCTACGTCACCTGACCAGAAGATAGACCAGCGTTTATCATTGTCGTCTTCTATGACAGTATGCACAACAAGGTAGTTATCGAACACTCTGAATGTACCGTTGTTATACGAATAGTCTAATCGGAAGTCGAAGTCTGCTTCATCAACATCTAAGAAGTTATTGTACGCGTCCATTTTAGCAATCTTATCTTTACCAAATGTCTTAGCAACAGTTTCACTAGTCATCCACCTGAAACGGTGCAAGAACCGTGCATCTGAGTAATCGTCTTTTGTTGAAGCTGAATCTAGCACTAACTCATAATCTGGAACAGCATGAGTAGACACACGGTTAATGGATCTACCAAATTCATCTGTAGCACCAGTAGCTTCTACATTGACATAAGCACACATTAAACCAGATATAAGACCACCTAGCTTTATCTCGTCGCCTTCAATATCAAACCTATTGTCCTCAAACACAAAGTTTATAGCATCATTCAATACAGTAGCATTTATAAGGTCCCGAGGATTTCTTGGTCCAACAGTAACTGTATTAACAACAGTAGAATAATACCCAACAAGCATACGCGTGAACATTTTAATGACGTTATAAGTCTCTGCAGGTTGACCACGATTAGCTAATACACTAAGTTGATCAGTCGTGTACTGACGGTTATGGTATAAGTCCCACACTTCATTAGCTTCTTTGCGAGAGCCTTCATACGCATCGTAGCCTACTTTAAACGAGTTCCTTAAGGTCTCTATATCAGTCTTCATTCCTTATCTCCAGATAGTCTTTAGTGTTTCTTCGGGAGCACCCTGGCCTTCAGATATTGGTGGCTCTACTTGTTTAACGTTTTGTATTGGTACTGTGCCAGGTGTACGCTTTGTGACTACCTTGTTAGCCATGTTAGAACTCGACTGACCACCTGCGCCACCACGTAGATCTTCGATCTCTTGTAGTCTGGTTTCTATATTTTCTATGATTTCATCAGCTCGTTCTGTGTCCATGCCAACGTACCAAGAAGATATATAAGGATCTTCAGTATCACGAATACCTTCAAGGTCTGATTTAAGAGTTTCCATTTGAACTACAAGCTGATCTAATACAGGACCAAGTTGTTGTTTAAGTGAACCAGCCGAGCTAGTAAACAATGTAGTCTCATTAGCGGTAAGTGCACTACCCATTAAAGCGTTACGAAAGATGTTTCTGAACGTCTCATAAGACGCTACGCCACGAACATTGTTGGTATCATCAGTGAAGTACTTCTTAACATTTTTAAGTATGCTATCAGCTGCACCAGTTGAGTCGTCATCAAGTTCTTCACCAGCTAAACCACCTAGCATAACCAATTTCTTAAGTTTGCGGAATTCCCTCTTAGACGTAGCATCTATATCTAGACCACCAAGTTTTGTTAACCTCGACATATGTCTACTAATCTCTGCTCGCATTCTAGGATTATCCTTAGCAGTAGCTAAGAACTCAGGATCGAAAAAGTCACCACCTGCAAGCTCATCTAAAGCTGTCTTTGCTTCGTCAACCGCTGCTAGATCCTTCTGACCAGCTGTAGCCAGGTCTTGGTCTCTGTTTGCACGCATGCTTTCGTACTTATTCTTTTCTTCTTGAGTAAGCGTTGGGTCATTTGCTTTTACCCTACTTTCAAGTGTACCGAAGTACTCTTTAGCTGTTGGGTTGCGCTTAAGAGCTTTCCAGGCTTGCAACGCGTCTTCTACGTTCATGCCTTCGTTCTCGGGTAGCTGCAACCAACCAGTCATACCACGAGCAGCATCACCATGTGCCCAACGTTCAAACTCCGTACCACCAGTAGCTCTAGCGTTAACAAGATCTGCATATACTTCTTCGAAGCTACGACCTCTAGCTTCTTCAGGGTTCTCTGATATGCGTTCTGCTGCTAATAAAAGTCCAGAGTACTTTGGATCCTTGCTAAGGTCCATACCTAAACGTTCACGCTCTTCTTTAGACAACCATAGGGCATAACCAGAAGCTATCTTGAACTTGTCCATGTCTATGACTTCTCTGTAAGCCATTCCCTTTGCGTCTATCTTGTTAGCCATAACGAACCGGCCAGTTGCCTGGTTAATGTCAGCAAATTGCGCAATTATTTCTTTGTTAGACGCGCCATCTTGAATCATCTTCTTCTTAGCCGCTGCTATATCTTCTGGACGAAGTGGCTCGTAACCAGTAGTGTCTTTATACGGAGAACCCATTGGTTGAGACTTAGCATACTCTAAAAACTGGTTAAGTGGACCGGTATTTGATACGTCAGTGCCCCACTGTCTCATAGCGCCGAAAGAACGATTTTCCATATCTTTGGCTTGCATAACATACATGTTGTTTTGCAGTGCTTTAAGCTCGTCTGCAACTTGTGCTTCATGAACACCAGCTGCAGAACGCATCTCATACTGTTCTAATATGTTAGACCTTTGCTTATTCATCATCTTAGCTTCTTCACGAGCCGCATTACGGTCTACACGAGTACTTTCATACTCATGTACATTCGCAGCACCTTGTGCAATACCAGCTGATCTAGAAGCTCTCTGTACGTTTTTATAATTCACAATTTACTCCTTACACTGTTTTCTTCGAGTCAAGATAATCACCGATCACCTTACCCGTGGTTGTAACAGCATTATTAAACGCATCACCAGCACCCTGAGCTGCGGATAGTGCCAACGTACCAGCCTGAGAAGCCTGGTTACTTAGTGCTTGACTCATGCTTGATCCAGGGTTCTGACCTAGTCCAGTATTTAAGAAAGCCATTTGCTGCTCTCGTACATTGTTATCAGCTTCGATTCTTATCTTAGCACGATCTTTAGCACGAGTATAAGCAGCAGTCTGCTCTACGGCAAAGTTAACACCTGCATCATCATCAATACCACGCTGCGCAAAGTTTTCTTGAACACTTTTTATAGCATTAGAGAATTCCATCTCGTAAGCTTCTAGCGACTGAGTTGTTAATTTCTCAGGGGTTAATGATTCGTAGAACTTACCTAAGTTCTCTTCTATATTACCATAGATAGCTTTCCAGTCATCATACTTTTTACGCTCAAAAGCAAGAGACGCAGCATTTGCTCTGTTAGCATCCTTAGCAGCCTCACCAGCTGCGTCGTCTGCCGTTAAGGCGCCATATATGGCGACGCCAGCCGTGATTGCTCCTAGCATTTATCTGTCCTCTTTATAGCCGATGTAAATTATAACAAACGAACCTGGCGGTAATAAACCTGCTGGACCTACCACTACAAATCCTAAGTTCTCACCTGGTGCTAACTCTAAGCCTGAAGCAGCTAAATCAACGAGTCTACTACCTCCATGCGGTACTGAGGCAACTCTAACAGGTACACCACCACCTACATAGTTCTGTGCTTCTGTATCTAATAAACCAAACTGATCTTCATCAACAAACTCACGCACTGGTAAGTTATTACCAGCAAACACTACGTTCTTACTACCTTGGATAATAGCATAAGGTGCAGCAACTGGGTCACCAGATACAAACACTATATCCATGTATTGAGGAACAAGACCAATGTGATTGACTTGGTCTTTGACAACATCAGCATTGAATAATGTGCCGACGACACCATTTGTATTAGCATCAACCTTAACAAAGTCTGCAGTCTTCATTTCAGTAGTGAACACACGCTCGCCTTGTGAGAACAAAGAACCTGAAGCACCTCGTACAACTGTAGGTGTAGCACTTGCGCCACCGACAGCAGACCAAGCTAATCTAAAGTGTGGGTTATAAGCGCTTGGACGCTCAAACAAGCCAGCCCATTGAATAGTGTGGACTAGTACGTAATCACCAGTCTTACGATCAGCCATGTAGAATTCTATATTACCATAGCTCATGTTATACTTGATCTGATAAACATTACCAGTCTGTGGTAAGATCTGACTTTTTAGCCTTGGATTGTTCCACTTATCAATGTAGACCCAGTCGTCAGTTGCTAATACACCTGCATTACGCTGTGTGAACGTACCTGCACCTGTTCCAGTAGACACTAAGGTGAACGCACCAACTTCAGGGCCTGTAGCTAGTAAAGAGCGTACAACCAAGAAGTCGTTAATACCATCGTTCTCTGTAGAGAAGCGGTAGATAGGGATGTTAGCATTTGCCCAAACAGCTACTTGGAATGCTAAGCCGTTAGTTGACGGCGAAGTCACTGCGATAGGGCCGTAAGCAACACCGTTAAGCGTTAGTGTAACATCTTCAGCACCACCTGGAGCAGCAGTGATTTCACACTGTTGAATCTCATGCTCACCATCGCGGCGATGCAAGATACCAAACTGTAAACCGTTATAACCAAAGGCAAAACCGTCTGTGCCATTCAACACACCAGCTAATTGCGAGGTATCAGATTGTGGTGTGTCAAATGCTGCACTTAAGCGAGCAAGACCACCTTGACCTGGGTGATACGATAAGTACCGTGTACTGAATAGAGCCGCTACACCACCAGCACCTCCAGAGCTTATGTTGTACTCTGAAAGAGCAGTACTGATAACGCCAGAGCCGATTAAGAACTCGTCTAGCTGTGATGCATCGATACCATAAGTGGCATCGACCTGTACTACTGGTACATTTTGCGCTACGGAGGTTTCTCCAAAAGCAGTTAGTTCATTCATATTATCCTCCTAAGGATAGTTATTCCATAAGGGTTGAAAGTTTTGTGTACAAGTCGTCGTTAGATGTAATAGCTACACCGTTGATAGAGTCGACTTGAAAAGACTCTAGTGTTTCAATATGCGATAAAGGCCAAGGTGAACTGTCTAGCATTTGCATAACAACAATGCTAGGCAACAATTGTACCCTTAACATATGAGATAATTCCCACGTGCCTTTAGTGTAGCCAGTCAATGTAGAGTAGTCGTTAAATTCAACGTAAATAGCATTACCGACAGTAGTTACAACGATCTTAGCCATTACCAAATCTCCTCCCATGTCATACCACGCACCACGTTAACTGCACCAGCTAGATTTTGCGCTGTTAGTACAATTAGTTGTGGTGTGCCATCAATATCTGCACCGAACGTTTCTAATAAAGGTGCCTCACTTCTAGCACCACGTGTTTGCGCAGATACAATGCCTACATCAACTGCTCTACCACCACTGAATGCTGTCATTGTAGTGTTAACTTCAGCTGCTGAATC